AGAAGTTGGAGCTTTACTTACCAATTTATCAGATGTTCCGATACCTATAAAAAAACCTGTAGTAGCAGTTTATCCAAACTCTTTCAAAGATGATACGGGTCAACGTAGATCTAACAGTCAATATGCAAGTTTCAGTACTGCAATCACCCAGGCTCCTGATGCTTATCTTATAAGGGCCTTAAAACATTCTAATGTATTTGATGTAGTAGAGCGCAAAGGATTAGATAATTTAACTAAAGAACGACAGATTATACGTACTACTAGAGAAAACTTTGATGAAAAACAAAAGGTAAAACCATTAATGTTTGCTGGTTTATTGATGGAAGGTGGTGTAGTAGGGTATGAAACCAATATAAAATCAGGGGGTGCTGGTGCTAGATATCTTGGTATAGGTGGCTCTAAAGAATATAGGCAAGACTCTGTAACAATATCTTTGCGTACAGTATCGGTTAGTACGGGTAAAATCTTGATTGAAGTCTTAGTAACCAAGTCAATATTGAGTGCATCTGTATCTTCAGATGTGTTCAGATTTTACGCAAATAATACTGAATTAGTTGAAATTGAAAGTGGTATAGTAGAGAATGAGTCTATTAATATTGCTTTACAGATGGCTATCGAGACAGCTGTTTTACAAACAATAGAGGAAGGATATGAACGAGGATACTGGAA